GTCGAACCGGGTGAACCGAAGACACCCAATGGATCAGAGAAGCCGAAGCTGTAACGCTCACGAGCCTTGTAACGAACGTTACCTGTATCAAAGTCACCGTCCATGCCAGTAGTCAAGGCCATACGTTCAAAGTGCTTCAGGCCGTTAGGAACGTCTGTGCACAAGAACCAAGCATTGGTGTCTGTCAGGTAGTGGTTAATTGTGTAACCTTCAGGGATTGAACCGTTGTTCTTCAACGCGTTGATGTCGTTGTCAGCGGTACCAACACGGAGGTTAGTCTCGAGCAAACGAGTAGCAACGAACTGAAGTGCTGGAGGCACAACCAATTTTCTAGGCTTAGCAGCGATCAACAGGCCACGCTCATCAGTCCAAGCAGCGATCTGAATCACAGCGTTTTCCAACGATGTTTCATTCAAGTCAGAGTTGGTTGAAGGACGGTTACTGTTGGTACCACCAGAGATCAGGGGGTGCGCTGTAGAGAACAGAGCAACACCGTCGCCGCCAGCATAAACACCGCCTGTGAAGCCGTTGTTTAAGACAGATGCAGCTTTAACCTGCTTGGTGTAAGCCATAGCACGAGCCAGACCCTTGGTGTAGCGAGCAGACAAGCTGTCGTACAAGTTATCTTCAACCGCTTCTTCAGTGATTGAGAAACCCAAGGCAATGGTTTCGTGGTTGTAGCGAGCCGTGAACGCTTCTTGCGCATTGTCATAAGCAATGGCAGAACCCTCGTTTTTGACTGGAGCAGCAGAGAAGCCAGACAGTTTTGTCTCTTCTTCGAAGCTACGCTCAGATTTCTCTGTTTCGTAGATTTCTTTGTGCTCTTCGCCGTAGGTGGCGTACTGCAAGCCGAACAAAGCGTTCAGGCCGGGGAGCAGTTCTTTAAGTAGTTGTGCGCGTGAAATAGCCATGGTTTATGCTCCTTATACGCCAGTTGCGTTGTTGTACTGATGCATAGTCGCATTGATCTTGACAATAACTTCAGGGAAGTTATCAGCAGCAGTGGCGGTGTCGCGCACTACGTCAATGATACGAATAGGCAAAGTATTGGTTGTGGCAGTGCTGTCCAGAATAGCTACGGCAGAGTTACCTGACGTGGTGCTACCTGCGTTCTGTACCAACGTGGCGTTATTTCCGATGGCGGAAATGCCAACACCAGAGATAACAGTTGTGCCAGACACAACAGCAACTTGGAACAACGTATCAGGATCATCAGCGACCACAGCAAAAATCTGCGTGCCAGACTTAATTGCCTGACTTGCTGGATAAAACTGTTGTTGCTGGACTTGACCAGTTGAACTGTTAGTAAAACTTACGCCTAAGAAAATACCGACGGGCGTGGCAGTTGTTGTGCCAGTGTCCTTTTCGATAGTGCCGTCAGACACGCGTTTTACCAAGTCACCATAGAAAATGTTAGTAGCGTAGCCACTAGCAATTTGCATCAAACGGGTTGAACCCGCAAATACCTGTCCACCTATTAGGTTTACAGGCTTTAGACCGTAAGGGGCCGAGACTGTAGGATAAGCCATAAAGACTCCTGTTTATTTAGAACCAGAACCAAACCCTGTTCCGCGACTTGTTGTTGACTTGCGGTCAGCAAACAAGGGCATCCGAGGATCACTATTTCGCATGAAATGATTGTCAACTGAATCCATCTGGTTTTGAGCTTGCTTGTTGTAATACTCGGCTCGGGCTTCAATGCGTTCCTTGGGGGCCTTGCAAAGCATCAGTCCACCAATTTCCACATTGCCGTTTGCGTTGTTACCAAACAAGGCCAATTCTGGATGATCCACTGCTTTCACCGGCTCATAACCATCGCGCATCTGTAAAGACACGTTGTTGGCTAATGGCTGACCTAGCACATGCGTCGCTACCCAGCGAAACGTGTAATCTGGATCAGGTGTCGGATCGGGCAGGTTGCTCGGGGGTACGTATACCGAACGAGCAGATTTATCGCGCGACTTACTGTCACGATTTGAGCGGTCAATAGTTTCAGCCATTTTAATTCTCCAACTTTGCTACTTGAGCAGCATATTGCTGCGGGGTTAAACCAAATTTTTTCGCTAACGCTACTTGCGTTTGAGTTAGCTTAATTTTTCCTGCACTCGTAGAACGAGATACAGAGGCAACCACTGTCGTAGGTCGTTTTTGAACCTCACCAGACCTTGGCTTGTCGTTTGTCTGCCCGAATAAATCAGGAAACGTTGACTTCATGCGACCATCAATTTGGTCGAAATATTCAGCAGAGCG